TCTTCCAGCAGCTTGGTGGCCGGCTCCGATTCCAGCTCCAGCAGGGCGGTGACGGCCGCGCGCTCGGCTTCCGGCAGCAGGCTGACCAGGTGGGCCTTGCGGCTGGCCAGGATGGCCTCGAAGTCCAGCACTTCCACCACGCTGGGCGCGGGCAACTGCGTCAGGTCGATGGGCGTGCTCATACTGTGCCCCCTTGCTTGACGGGCACGGCCAGCGTGATGCCCTGGCCATTCGCCGTGCCATCGAGCAGCAGCGCAATGGCGCCGTCCGTGTCGCGCGTGAGCTGCACGCTGGCGAGCTGCAGGCGCGGCTCCCAGCGGCGCAGGGCAAAGGCGGTGGCGGCGTAGATGCGCAACTGCGTGGCGCTATTTAAGGGCTGGTCGATCAGCTCGGGCACCTCGGAACCATAGCGGCGGCGCCGGATGCGCGAACCGATGGGCGTCGTAATGATGTCGGCGACGGACTGGCGCAGGTGGCCCAGGCCCGTCAGGCTGCGCCCGGTGGCGGCGTGCATGCCCATCATGCTTGTGGCCCGCCCGACTTGTCACCGCCGGTCTTGACGCCGCCGTGCGCATGCGTGGCCAGGCTGATGGCGCCGGCCAGCACGTCGTCGCTGGCCTTGATCGTCCCTTGCACGGCCATGGCCACGCCGCCAGCGGCGCCGGCCTTGGCGTTCACGCCGCCGTTCAGTGTGGTGGCGCCGTTGACGGTGGCGGCTTGCTTGACGATGAGATTGCCCATGACGGTCAGGTCGCCCGTGCAGAGGGTGCTGGGCGCGTCGGACGTGACCTTGTCGGCTGTGATGGTAGCGGTACCGCCTGGCAGGGTGGCCCTCAGGGCATGGGCCGCGTGGTCGTACTGCACCACGGCGCCGTCCGGGTAGTGCGTGGTGTGGATGCTGTCGCTGGACTCGGGCGCGTCAAACGCCTGCGAGTACAGTGCCGGCAGGATGATGCCGCGCGTCAGGTCGCCGCCAGGGGAAAAGACGATGACTTGTTCGCCGACAGTCGGCGCTGACCAGGTGCGCGTGCTGCCGGCGCGCCGGGTGGCCCATTTCAGCCATTCGGTGGTGAGTGTCGGCCCGAGCCGCACGCGCGCCTTGGCCCCGTTGACCTCGGCAATAGTGCCCAGGCGGATCAGGTTTTGCAGCAAGCGGAGGAGGTCGGACAGGTCGGCATTCATGCATTGCATGTTGCCGAAGTCCGCGTGCGGATGCACGCGGGGGCGGGTTGATATGTGATTTAATGACTTAACACATTACATCGTCTAAATTTGTATTCTTATCGGCGAGCACCTAGCCGCGCCGTTAGGGGGAAATATGAACGAAATAATAGTGCTATGATCGTAAAAATTAATCGGTTGTTATTCGAGTGTTTTTTTTTGCTGGAGATTCATGATAAGTTGGTCCGTTGAAATAATGGTGAAGTTTTTTGAGTTGATGGTTTACCTTTCATTTTAATATTATTCAATAATCAATTTATTATTTCAATAAATTATGAAAAAGAAAACAAAAAACATGAGAAAATACAAGGTAGTTGTATTTTTAAGGAAGAATCTGATGCATCGAGTCATATCGGGGTATCTAAAGAGCATCTATGGTCGGATTGGATGGATAATTTTCTCCCTCATGGTCGCGCCAATAGTAGTCATTCACATATTAAAACTAGAATCACCCAACCTGACCCAAATTTTCTTGATATTAGGCCCGTGACCAGCGAGCATCGCGGACCAATGAATACTAGAAAGTTGAGAAATGTCTGCATGGAGTGTAATCGCGGCTGGATGAGCGATATCGAACAAGATGTTAAAAAAATACTCAGTGAACTTATTCAAGGGAAATGTACCTTGATTACTGTTGATGAACAAATTTTTCTTTGTAGATGGATAGTTTTGAAAAGCATAATTGGTGAGTACACTGATATACCTTTAAAGGCGATTCCTGAATCAGATAGGATGCATTTGAAAAAATGAAATCGGTGCCTCCTAATTGGAAGATATGGCTCGGCGACTTCCTCGGTAAAGATGAAGGTTGGCGTCAGAAATACAGTCATACAGGCGCAATCATGCATAGAACTGATAGACCAGTTCCTACAATTCCTAATTGTCAAACTACAACATTCGTGCTTAATGAATTGTTCATGCATGCCAGTAGTATGCCCGAATTCATACAGGACGACTGGACTCCCAGTCCTGAACTTGTACAAATATGGCCGCCAAGTGGCAAGGATATTAAATGGCCTCCTAGTTTTCCACTAAGTGATGATGCAGCGGGGAAGATTGCTTATCGGTTACGCAATGAAATGTTGACTACTACAATGGCGAAAGCGGCATATTTTCATATTGAGCCAGAATATTATAATAAATTAAAAATACCACATTGAATGATTTCAATGATGTGATATTTATTTAATTTAAAATATTCGTTGGTGAATTATGTTTATGCATTATTCACCACTATTATTCGATATCTCGTAGAACAGATTCTCGAATCAGTGTTATATCCGATTTGCTAAAACCTACAAGCGCCCGTTCCAAGTACTTGTAGGTCGTCCCTTTCTTGGAAACTCGATCTTGCAGGCCAAACTGATGCACATGCGCCACGCGCGCCACCCAGCCAAAGAAACCGACCTCGATCTGGTCGCCGGTCGCCTTCACCTTTAGGTGTTTGGTAGTGCGGATTTTGGCAAACATGGCCGCCTTCTGCCGCTTGATCCGTCCATTCTTCCCCTTGAATTCCTTGCGTCGCTTGCGCGCCGGATAGGCTGTGCCATCCGGCCCCTGCTGGGCCTTGATGCGCTGCGCCTGGTTGCGGCGCAGGTCGATGGCGACCTTGTGATTGATGGCGCGGCGCTGGGCTGGCTGCAGCTTGGCCAGCAGGGCGCCGGCCCAGGCTTCCAGCGCGTGCAGGTCGTCGCTCATGGCGTGGCCTCAGGCGTGCGCCATTCGGCCAGCAGGGTGTCGCCGTTATACAGTTTCCAGAACTCGTCCGCGTAGGCTGGCATGTGCTGTATCTCGGCCAGGTGCTTGATGTCGAGGCGGCCCGCCTCGCCAGTCTTGACGGCCACGCGCTCGGTCAGGTCCAGCTTGATCGAAATATCGACCGTTTCATGGTTATTAAAATCGACCTCGAAAGCGATGCCGTGCTTGCGGGTTTCCTCGTTGGCCATCAGGTCGAGCTGGTGAACTTTGAGCCAGGCGATCAGGGCCACCATGATGGCGTCGGCGTCGCCCGCGTAATCGGTCACGATCAAGTTGAGCTTGAAGCGGTATTCGAAGGAGAGGGAGGCGGTGGCGGACGCCACCACGTTGCCCTCGTCGGCGAAGACCAGCAGGCGGTCGGGATCGCGCTGCAGGTCGGGGATGGCGGAGGCCAGGTGCCGGCGCAGGCTATTCGGTTTGTACATGGTAGGTGTCTCGTACTAGGTTGTAGGCGTCGATGCAGGCGTTCAGCTGGCGGGTGGCAACGTCGCCGTCGCCGGCAATGGCGTCAAGAGCTGCCGCAGTCGCCGTGTCAAGTTCGGCGCGCGTTTCGTGCTGATGGCCTGCGGCAGCGGTGGGATCTGCAGTTGCGGCGCACTGGCCGCTGGCGACGGGGATTGACAGGCGGACAGCGCCGCTGCGCACGTCAGCATTGAAACGGTCACGCTCGGTTTTCGCATGGGTTTGCTCCTGGGTGAGGTGGTCGGCGCGCAGCGCCAGGGCGGCTCCGGCAGCGCGCTCCAGCGTGAGCACGCGGGCGGTGGCCTGGGCCAGCGCGCTGGCGGCGGTGCTTTTGTTGGTGGCCGCCGCCTGCTGCAGCGCGGCGATGCTGGCATCCTTACGCCAGCCCTGCGCCGTCCAGCCCGCGATGGCGCCGCACAACAGACAGGCGGCCAGCGGGCGCCAGGTGGTGGCGGTCACATGGCCACCCGTTCCTTGATCCAGCCGAACAGGAAACGGCGCTGGGTCTTGTTGGCTTCCGTGATTTCGAGGTAGCGCGCAGCCTGCAAGCCGTTCAAGGCGCGTAGCAGCACGGTGGCGCCGTCCTGGCCGCGCCATGTCAGGAAGGTAGCCAGCGCGCCCAGCGACTGCGCGCCAAGGCGGCCATCGACGAACAAGGCGGGATAGCGCGCGCCCGTGTCGTTAAAACCGTTCAGCCAGCGCTGCAGGAACTCGGCCGCGCGGTGCGGTCCCATGTTCACGCCCGTGTCGATCACTTCGGCGCCGATGCCGGCGTGGATTGCCAGCACCTGGTCGAACTTCGGTTCCGTGATGTAGCGCGCCGTGTAGATGGCGCGCGCCACCGATAAAGGCAGCTTGCGCATCGGCCCCGTGTAGCCGTTGGCGCGCGCCACCGCCACGGTGATGCCGTAATTGGTTTCGCCGCCTTTGTCTTGCGGGTCGTTCACGTAGCCGCCTTCGGCGCGCAGGATGGCGTCGATGGTGCGCGCGACCAGCGGGTTTTCGGTGGTGGCCATCATTGTTCCTTCGCGTCTTTAACCAGTTCGGCGATGTCCTTGTCGCTGCGGCGCTGGAACCACAGGGCCACGGCGCGCGATACCCACCAGCCGGGCGCGCCGACGATCAGATCGATGGCGGAAGCGTTGACCATGGCGCCGATGGCGGGGAGCTGGGCGCACAGCAGCTGATACGCGGTGCCGCCCAGCAGGCACGAGAAAACGCCGGCGCAGGCCAGACGGGCGACGAATTCGCCCTTGTTGAAGGTGCCGTCGCTATTTAACGGCGGCAGCACGATGTACAGCATGGCCGCGCCGACCATGCCCAGCGCCGCCTTGAAGCCATACAGTTTGACCAGGGTGGCGAAACCACCAAACGATTCTGCGGACATTGCTTGATTCTCCGGGGTGAGGGGTGAGAGATTTTTCATGATGGATAAAGGGTGGATTGCTGCGTTAATCCCATAGCTGCACAAGATCGGCTGCAGCCACCTGGCCTGTGCTGGGCGCCGGCTCGGGCAGGGTGACGACCAGGCCCGCCGGCAGCACGGCGCCGTGGCGCGCCAGTGCGGGATTCATTTCCAGGGTGTGCTCGACGTATCCCGCGCCGTCGCCCAGGTAGCGCCACACCAGGGCGTCCATCGTGTCGTGCTGCTGGGTGCGCACCTGCATCAGATCAGCTCCACGGTGAGGTGCGTGCGGCCGACCATATCGGCGATGGCCCATTGCGCATTGCGCCGCTGCGCGCCGGGTGCATCGTCCAGCCACTCCATGCTTTTCTTGTCGCTCACGGAGGTGGCCGTGCTGTCGTAGTCGCGGTAACGCTCGATCAGGTCGGCCTTCGCCGTGCTGTAGACGGCGCGCCGGTACTGCGCCAGCAGGCGGGATTCGCGGTTGATGCGCGCGGCCGGCACGTCCACCAGGGCGGTGATACCGGTAGCGGCCTGCTTGCCCTGCCAATCGGCCAGCTCGCGGTTGACCTGCAGGATGGCGTCCACCACGGCTTGCACCAGGCGCGCGTCGGTGACGGTGCCGTCCAGACGCATGGCGTCGCGCATATCGGTGAGCAGGATGTCGGGAAACCAGCCGTCGTTCTCGATGATGCCGGGGGCCGGCGCCGGCGGCGCGGGCGTGGTGCCGGGCGGGGTGGATGGGGGCAGGGCCATGAAGGACATACGGGCGCTTTCAAAGAATAGGGCGGTGGACGGAGTTCATCAGGTCAAAGATATGACCAGAATCCCCCCGTGCCGCCGTGCTGCGGGGGATGCTCTTTACGTGGAACCGACCGCGCGCTTCAGGCGCCGCTCCAGCCGTTCCATATCTTTCTTGACGCCGCACGACTCGGACAAAGCACGCGCGCGTTTCAACTGGGCCATGGCCATTTCCGCTTGTGCCACCAGCGCCGGGGCGATGTCGGTATCGTCGGCTTGGTCCAGCACGGCGATCATGGCCAGGCCGATGGCCTTGTGCAGCTTGGCGCGCGCCTGGTCGGGCGCATCGCTGGCGGCTGTCAGTTCTTCGACGCGCCCCAGCACCTGGGCCGCGTGCTGCGGGTCGCTGGCCAGCTTGCCGTGCAAATAGCCTTCGGCGAACTCGTCCAGCATCAGGGTGGCGATGTCGCGGCTGTAGCCATCTGGCAGGGTGAACTTGTGCGCCAGCGCGTATTCGGCCATGACCAGGGCGCGCTCGTACTCGCCCGTGTCGATGTGCCACACCAGCAGGGTGGCGAAGACGTCATCCTGCGCGCCCTTGCCGCCGGCCAGTACGCCGTCGATCCATTGCGCATAGTCTGGCAGCAAGGTGGCCTTGACTTCGATCTTGCGTTCCACGGACTGGATGGACTTCAGGCGGCGCCGGTCGTCGGCCAGCTTGTAGAGCATCAGCTCGTAGGCCGTGCCGGTGGTCACGCCCTGCGGCGCGGCGGCGCCGGCCGTGCGCTCGGCCAGCATGCGCGCGCGGTGACGCAGGGCGGGGGATTGATTGGCCATCATTTGTCTTTCAGCTCGATGTTCTCCACCAGCGCGGCCAGGCCCAGGTCTTCGATCACGTAGGCGTCGTTCGACGACTCGTAGTTCTCGATGCGGTCGCGCTTGGGCACGTCCTCGACGCGGCGGCGGCGCGCGCCTTCCTGGAAGTAGATCGACAGATTGTCGAAGCGGGTAATCAGGATGGCGTTGTCCGGGAAGAAGGGCACGCGCGCCGCCGGCAAGCCGCCGATGCGTTTCTGGCTGATGATGATGTCGGCCGCCAGGGTTTCCGTGGGCGCCTGCTTGGTGTTGACCAGCGGGAAATACTTGTCGTTCAACAGCTTGCGCCCGACGATGGCCACCAGATTGGTGTCTTCCTGATACCAGGGGTCCAGCAGGTTGACGGCATCCGTCACGGCCGCGTCCAGGTTGGCATAGTCGGCGCCGTCCACGTCGCCGATGATGACCTTGCCCGGCATGCCGCTGGCCACCAGGCCCAGCACGCGCTCGGGCGCCAGCTCGCGCAGGTGCTGCAGCCAGCCTTTGTTCACGTCCTGCAGCAGCGGATTGGCGTCCAGGTCGGTGTCGGCCATGGCCTTCACGCCGTTGAAGCCGATGACGATGCGGTCGAGCGCCTGGCGCGTCAGGATGGCATTGGCCACGCGCGATTGAAAATCGGGGAACTTGGCCCAGGCGTCCAGCTTGGCATAGTTCAAATGCGTGTCGAAGTTGGTCTGCTCGCAGCGGTATTTGGTGCCGTCCAGGGTGGACAGGTCGCGCGTCTTGCGTTCCTTGTCCTTGGTGTTGGTGCGGCCGGCAATCGGGCCGGACACGCCCAGGCCCAGCTTTTCGCCTTCCTGCTCGGTCACGCCGATGATGTTAACTTTAGACAGGAACTCGCTCGATTCCTGCATCTTGTTTTCCAGCTTTTGCTGCACGCTGGGCGTGACGCTGAAGGTCTTGGCCACGTTGTCCGTGTCGTTCAGTTGGCCCAGGCGGGTTTCATACTGGCCAAAGACCTGGCGCGTGTGCTTTTTCATAAATCAGTGCTCCGTTGTTGAATGGGGTGATGTGGAGGGCGAGGGCGCTTAAAACTCGGTCTGCACGGCGCCGTCGTTGCCTGTGGCGGCCGGGCGGCGCGGGCCGTTGCCGGGCGCCTCGTCCATCTGCGCCTTGAAGGTGGCCAGCTCGTCCTGCGTCGCTTTCTGCGCTTTTTCCGCGGCATCGAGGCGCTTGAGTGCGTCGGCATAGTTGTCGTTGGCGGTGACGACGTGGCCGGCCAGCGCTTCCACGGCTTCGCTGATGTCGGCGAACTGCGCCGCGTCGGTGCCGGATTTATGCGAGAAGCGCGACAACAGGTTCTTCACGGCGTCGGCCAGCTTGATGCCCTGTGGCTCTTCAAATTCCAGCGTCACCTCGACGGCGGACGTGAACAGGTTGTCGGATTGCTGCTTGCGGCCGGCGGAGAATTTCAGCGCTTCGGTGCCCAGGCTGGCCGGGCTGTCGGTCACGCCCAGGCCGACCAGATAGGGCTGCGCCGAGTCGGCAAAGTCGGGCTGAATTTCCAGGCTGGTGTACAGCTTCTGTTTCGCCTTGTTGATGGCCACCAGCTCCGGCGTGGGTTCGATCTGCGCGAACAGGGCCAGTTTTTTGCCGCTGTCGGTGTCTACCTCTTCGGCTTTCACGGCGATCACGTCGCCGTAGGCCTTGAACTGGCTGTCGGGCAGGATGCCGCGAATGTGCTCCAGCCAGATGCGCGCGCCGTAGGTTTTCGGGTTGTAGGTGGCGGCGATCTGCTCGATGGTGGCGCGGTCGATGTTGCGGCCGTCCGTGGTGGCGCCTTCGGTGGCGACGCGGAAAAATTTCGATTTGGACATGGTGGGCGTTCTCGGTTGATCGGATAACGCCATGGTCAACGTCTTGGCGCCGCGATTCAATGCGGTGCGGGTTGCTATGGGCCATAGCGACTTTTGCCTTTCCCCGCTCCGCGCGCGCGCGGCCTACGCTGGCGGCATGCTGACAATTGAGAAAACAAGCGAACAAATCGTCGATGGAATCATCTGCGAACTGGCCGTGCCGGAATCCGAGCCGCGCCGTGCCGCGCGCGCCCTGTACTGGAAGGGCTGGCGCATTTCGTCCATCGCCCGCCACCTGGGCATCAAGCGCAGCACGATCAATAGCTGGAAAGAGCGCGACGAATGGGACAAGGCGCAGGCCATCGAGCACGTGGAAGCGTCGGCCGAGCTGCGCCTGGTGAAGCTGATCGAAAAAGAGGTCAAGAGTGGCAGCGATTACAAGGAGATCGATCTGCTGGCGCGCACCATCGTGCAGATGGCGCGCGTGCGCCGCTATGAGCAGCCGGGCGGCAACGAGGTCGATCTCAATCCCAAGCTGGCGAACCGCAATGCCGGGCCGAAGAAGAAGCCGACGCGCAACGATTTCAGCGAAGAACAGAAAATCCAGCTGCTCGACGCCTTCCAGGATTCGCTGTTCGACTACCAAAAGGTCTGGTATCGCAACGGCGACCAGCGCACGCGCGCCATCCTCAAAAGCCGCCAGATCGGCGCCACCTGGTATTTTGCGCGCGAAGCGCTGGCCGACGCCATGGCGACGGGCCGCAACCAGATCTTCCTGTCGGCCTCAAAAAGTCAGGCGCACGTCTTCAAGCAATACATCGTGCAATTCGCGCGCGAGGCGGGCGGCATCGAGCTGACGGGCGATCCCATCGTGCTGCCGAACGGCGCCCACCTGTATTTCCTGGGCACCAATGCACGCACGGCGCAGGGCTACCACGGCAATTTCTACTTCGATGAATTCTTCTGGACACAGAACTTCCAGGAGTTGAACAAGGTGGCCTCGGGCATGGCCATCCACAAGAAGTGGCGCAAGACGTATTTCTCGACGCCATCCTCGACGACGCACCAGGCCTATCCGTTCTGGACTGGCGAGCTGTTCAACAAGCGCCGCGCCAAGGCGGAGCAGGTGAATATCGACGTCAGCCATGGCCGCCTGTCGTCGGGTTTCACGGGCGAGGACAAGATCTGGCGCCAGATCGTCACGATCTTGGACGCCGAGCGCGGCGGCTGCAACCTGTTCGACATCGACGAGCTGCGCAACTTCGAATACAGCCCGGACCAGTTCGATAACCTGCTGATGTGCAACTTTATCGACGATTCGGCCTCGGTCTTCCCGCTGGCCGAGCTGCAGCGCTGCATGGTCGATTCCTGGGTGGAATGGGACGACTACAAGCCCTTGCTGGGCCTGCGCCCGTTCGGCAACCGGCCCGTGTGGATCGGCTACGACCCGGCCTTGAACGGCGACAGCGCCGGCTGCGTGGTGCTGGCGCCGCCCATGACGGTCGGCGGCAAGTTCCGCATCTTGGAGCGCCACCAGTGGCGCGGGCAGAGCTTCGAGGACCACGCCGAAGCCATCCGCCAGATGACGCAGCGCTACAACGTTGCCTACATCGGCATCGATACCACCGGCATGGGCATCGGCGTGCTGCCCATCGTGCGCGGCTTCTTCCCGGCCGTCACGGCATTGAACTACTCGCCCGAAGTCAAAACCCGCATGGTCTTGAAGGCCAAAAACATCATCAGCAAGGGCCGGCTGGAGTTCGACGCCGGCTGGACCGACATCGCGCAGTCCTTCATGGCGATCCACAAGACCCTCACTCCCAGCGGGCGGCACGTGACCTATGTCGCCGGCCGCAGCGACGAAACCGGCCACGCCGATCTGGCGTGGGCCTGCATGCACGCCCTCGACCACGAGCCATTCGAAGGCACCACCGACAACCACCACTCTTTCATGGAGATTTATTCTTGAGCAAAGCACGACATTTGCGCGCGCGCGGCCGCCAGGCCCAAGGCGCGCCATCACCAGCGACCACGGCACCGGCCGCCGCCGGCATCGAGGCGTTTTCCTTCGGCGACCCGACGCCCGTGCTCGAGCACGCCGACATTCTGGACTGCTTCGAATGCTGGAAGAACGGCCACTGGTACGAGCCGCCCGTCAACCTGGCCGGCCTGGCCAAGTCTTTCAATGCCGGCGTGCATCACAGCAGCGCCATCCACTTCAAGGCCAACGTGCTGACGTCCACCTTGATGCCGACGAAATACCTGTCGCGCGATGGCTTCAAGCGCATGGCCCTGGACTATCTGACCTTTGGCAATGCCTACCTGGAAGACCGGCCCAGCCGCAGCGGCAAGGCGCTGGCGTACCAGCATGCGCTGGCCAAGTACATGCGGCGCGGCGTCGATCTGGACACGTATTTCTTCGTGAACGGCTACCAGGCCGTGCACCAGTTCGACAAGGGCCGGGTGTTTCACCTGATGGAACCGGACGTCAATCAGGAGCTGTACGGCGTGCCGCAGTACCTGAGCGCGCTGCAATCGGCCTGGCTCAACGAGGCGGCTACCTTGTTCCGCCGCAAGTATTACAAGAACGGCTCGCATGCCGGTTTCGTGTTCTACATGACGGACGCGGCCGCCAACACCCAGGACGTGGACAACCTGCGCCAGGCCATGCG